TCATTCAGCACAACATTAAGATATTCAGATTTAAGCACGTATATGTTTCTTTTTGCATTTTCAATTTTTATTTCATAATCATAGTTTGATACTACAGATGTTATATCGGAAGCTGTAACATATTTTCCAAGAACACTATCATAATATTCAAAAGAGTAATCTTGTGGAACTTCTAGTCCTTTTTTGACAATTACGTCCCCTCTAGTATTTTTAGTCAGTTTGGTTTCATAATGATGAGGTTGGAGAAAGTTTGCTTGACTTCCATATTTGTTTAAAAGGTAATTTAGAAAAGATTGTTGTTCTAAAGGCCATTCAGTCTGTATATTTACAATATTATTTGAAAGTAAAACTAACCAATCTAAGGTTTCATCTTCATATACTCGAAATGCTACATTATCAGGACGCTCATCGCCAATAATTTGATATTTGGTGAAATACATCAAGTTATCAAAAATATCTTTTTTTAATTTTCCTCTTTTAAAAATATTTTTTACTTGAATATACTCTGAACTGTTTTTAGAGTCAGGAAGTCTATTGACATATTCAAAATTTGGAACTTGTCGAAAGTAAGTTGGCATTTTAGTAACCTATTTTGGTTGTGGGGCCGCTGGAATTTGTCATTCCTAACTCCTCGGTATAATCATCTTCATAGATAGGATCAAGTTCATTAAAGGAAAGGGTAAGACCATAAGAAGTCATGGTTCTTTCAGGATCATCATAGGTCATATATGTATTATCAGGAGTATAGTCTACTGAGGCAGCTAATAGAGCACATGTTTTAATACGGTTAATAGATGGATGATCTACTGCTGTGTCACCCTTATATGTTATATATCGAATATCAAATATATTGGGTGCTTTGAGGAATACGTTTGAACTTGAAGTTTTAACTGACATTCCTTGTTTGAAGAAGGCAATAATACTTTTTACTTCTGCTGCTTCATCCTCATCTCTCGGAGACATTCTGAATTGGAATGAAAAGGGTCTTAATGAAGGAGCATCAAAAAGCATCTCAACATTAGGGTTTACGATTGCACCAGCAGTTCTTGAAAGTAATCTTTGAGTACCTACTGCTTGTTGAGCTAAGTATACATTGATTGCTGTGAGATTATCACTACCAGCTGCTCCTCTGAATGCACCTATTGCCGAACGACGAATATCATCAGCTTCTGTGGCCAAACTCTCTATGGGATCTCCACCACCAGTTCTATCAAAAATCCTCATTGCTGCACCAGCACCGAATGCTTGAAGAGCATTGAGTGAGGCTCCATTCCATTTTACACTATTTTGATCTTTAATTCCTGATTGTATGGGAAGAGTTACGGATCCTTTAATTGCTTTTTCTCTCCTCTGGAAAATGTCAATTCCAGATGTGGTAGTTGTTTCTATACGACTTCCTTTACTATATTTCATAGTAAATTTAATTCTATCTTGCTTAGAATTTCTCATCGCCTCTGGATAGCAATAGTTCCCATACTCTGTTCTAGCATTTCTTCCTTTTATCTCTACATCAACTACCTTTGTATATCCTTCTCCACTACCACCTTCACCTAGAAGTTCTGGATTAGCTTCTATCTGCTCACCACGAACATATGAATTGTAACCTGTATCTTCGACGGCAAGATCAACTTCGGCAATATCACCAGATGCAGTTAAACCAGATGCCCGTTGTTCTTGTATAGTTAAAGCTACTTCATCAACATTACGGTTTCCTGTTCGGAGATTAAATCGAATTCTTTCATCTGCACTCATATCGCTAAACTGACTAGGAATCATAGATACTGCTGATCTTGTCATCTCTCTATCAAGTGTTGATATATATTGCTGCTCAATATCATTACCATCAAATATTTCTAACGTACCATTTGTTGAATATTTTCCTATCCTCGTTCCTTCGAGATCATCTGCATTCTCATATCTGTATACTTCGGTTATAAAATCTTTTACACCACCATCTACGAACTCAATAACTTGTACAGCATAAATCCCCTTGATATCATTATTGATACCAAATTTCTTATTTAGAGTTACGTTTTTCTTTCCGCTAGTAGACATTACAGTTTTTTCTTTATTTATAGAGTTGTAAGGAAATAGGCATATGATATATCTTTTAAGTCATTTATTTCACTGGGTCGAACAACATAGAGGACTCCTCCAAGTTCTTCCCATGTATAGTTTCGGAATTTACCCCAGTGATAATTGATCCCTCTAAAGCCCCATCTTTGAATGTCAGTTACTGCAACGAGGGGGTGTTGATCATATGTAAGTCTAGGAGTTTTTGCAGTGTAAATGAAAGTATAATACTGTCCTGCATCAGGAACCGCTTCAGTATCCTTTAATGTATCCATAATAAGAAGCATCATATCTTCAGGATCACTCATCTCTTTTAATTCTTCCATGATAGGTTCTATCCTATTATCACCTACCTGTTGAGAATATTGTTCAAAATACTCCTCATCAAATGGATTTTCTTTTTGGAGATGTCTATCTACCATGATATATTCCTAGTTCTTGTTCAGTTATAATTTTAAATTCGATTTTTCTATCATCACAAAACTCTTTTGCTGCTTTCCATTTAGCCGTATTCACAGCATATGTTTTGCATTCATAGAGATAAGATTGAGTCACCTTTTTTCTTTTTTTAGGAGGTCGAGTTTGTTTCTTGGGTTTTACCTCAATCACATAAGTTTTAATCTCACCCG